AACTAGATTACAAACTCTTTATGAAAATACATTAGCAGTTAAAGATATTGAGAAGATGAAAGCTATAGAAGAATCTGGTATTCTTATCCCTATTACTAACCAGGGTGTAGTAGATCTTCTTAAACATGATTCTGCTAATATTAAGTCTTTGAAAGAAATGTTTGATTTTGCTTATACTGATATGTATCTTAATGAGGATGGCACTAAGGTTACTCTTAAAGATAATAGTGGATATACCACTGTTGTTAATGTTGAACAGCATATTCACAATGAACTTATGGATTACTGTGTACAACAGAAGAACATTAGAGATAATTATTAATTAAGGAGGTGTATTGGTTATGGCAATGTCCAATGATATGACCAAATTAGTTAATAAGATAGAAAGACGTTTAGGATTATTACTAGTGACTCCTCATTTACCAGAGAGTCTAAATAAAGAATCCTGGGCTGAAACTATAAAGACAGATACAATGGAAACATTCTCCAGATACTTTCCTAGGAAAGTGGAGTTTGTCATAAATGAGCAAACTTGTCACAAAGTAAGAGAAAATAAGAAATTATATTATATAATAAAAGATGAGTATCTCGGTGGAGTAGAGCTCTTAGGAGTAATGGATATTAACTGGGCTGACACTAGTACCGATAATCTCAGCATAGGACAGACTGCTGGATATGGTTATTATATACCTAACTATGGTGGAATTGATTCTACTTATGAAGCATTCATGGGAATGCAGATGTCAGCAGATGTCGCTAGTTTATATAATAACAATTTATTTGTCGAATTTGAATATCCAAACAAAATTAGAATTTGTAGAGCTGGTGGTGTAGATGTAAACCTTAGTTCTTACGTAGTAAATCTATTGGTGAAGCATTCAAATTTAGCTACAATATCTCCAACTAAAATGGAAACTTTCGAAGCATTAGCACAAGCTGATGTTGCAAATTTATTGTTTATGAACTTAAGATACTATGATAACTTAGACACCATATTTGTTAATGTGGATATGAAGCTAAGTGATATTGAACAACAAGCAAACAGACGCCAGGAAATTATCGAAGATATCAAGCAGTCTTATGTTTCAGCTGCAAATGATAATATTCCTTACATTATGACTGTTACAGGATAAAAGACTGCCTCTAATTTAAAGGAGGGTAGCTATAACCAAATGAAAATGAACTCAGTTTCATTGCCTAAAGTGATGGATTATTATATTTCTTTAAAATATAAAGAGTTACTTAATGACAAGTTTCTAAAAGGTGATTGTGAAGTTGTAGATAACAAACTCTATATTGTTATCGATTATAACCCTGACTTATTTGCTTGTTTAAGATTATACTTAGAAAAAACAAAGAAGACCACTATTGGTAACAACATATATGTCTATGAATATGAACTTGATATCAAAGCATTTAAAGGAGATCAAGACTTTATCATATATTTAGAAGATGGTACTCATGTATGTACTTTAGAAGGGTCTTATATAGATGATAAAAATTGTGTATTAATCTTTAAGATGGTTACATAATAAAAAAGAAACCTCTAGGGAAATTCCCTAGAGGTTTAATCTTAATTCAATGAAAATGATATGTAGCTTGATTCATTAATTATCACTTGAAATTAATTCCTTCATCCTGATTCATATCCAATATTTGAAATTATCGGGACAATAATTCATTAATTATTAGTTGAAAATAACTTTCATTTCTGATTCATATCCTCCATTTGAAATTATTGGGATGATAATTCATTAACTATTAGTTGAAATTAACTTCTATTTTTGATTCATATTCCGCCACTGAAATTATTGGGATGTTTAATTTATTTTTCTTTTTGAAATTATTATATATCCTGATGATTTATATTCTTAGATATTTAGATAAGTATCTGAATAGGTTTTCTGTATACTCTTTGATCTGATCTTTGTCCATACTTGATGTTTTCTCACCCCATGCAGTAATAATAGCATTATTCATGGCTCCATCGATAGAATTGAAGTATTCAATGTTTCCGGCCTCCATATCAAATTCAATAGATTTATATAACTCACTATTTATTACTACTCTATTTCCTTTATCAAGATTACTGAAATCATCAAATGCCTCTTGATTGATATACTTCATTGTGAAGTATTCAGTATTATGTTCACCACCAAAGATCTGAAATACTAAATAGTATCCATTATCCCCTAAATCTAATTTTCCCATCTTCCAAAAATCTACCATTTTATAAATCTCCTTTCTTTACAACTAACTTTTCTAATTCTTGTAGTTTTACGAATACATAAAACACTGCTTCTTCTGGTGTAGAAAATAACGTTATCTTATTATTACTATTTATCGCTTTTGGATTATTAAAAAACATATCAAATTGAGTCTCCAATATTGTATAAGTTATAGAATGATCTTTAACGGAATTATCTACAATACCAGATTCAAATGTCTGAAAATCGAATTCTGATAAATCACAATTAGATTTAAAATATATTGGAAAATATGGATACAACTTACTCCAGTTAGATAAGTGTTTATTGTTAGATAGATTATTCCAATGAAATAAGTATATAGTTCCATATTCTCCAATATCTATTTTCTTAACTAGATCAAACTTAAGATTCATAAATATTGCCCTTTCGATTTACAAGGTTCAACGGTTACATTTTTATAGTATATCATTGAAATAATACAGTCTTACAAAAAAAGAAGAGATAGATCATTCTATCTCTTCTTTCTTATTCTCAAGTTCTGTTTTACTCTCAAGTACTGTTCCATCAGGCTTAACCAGAATACGTTTCTCATAAGGGATTGTGAAACTAGGCTGTTCAACTGCTGTAACTTTTTGGATACCCTTATCCCAAGCGTCGTTCTCAGCCTGTATTTCCTCTATTATAGATTTAGTTAACTCTGGATCAATCTTAGCATATATATCACAATATGTAGAATCAAAACTATCATCTACATGTTCTAAATACCAGGGTTTAGACAAGTATTCATTACATCCAAAATAATTCCAGTTATTGCCACCAGTTCTAGTATGTATATATAATACATCTTCTCTTCCACAGTACTTATTATATATTTCATACTGTTTATAAACTTTCCTTTTAGTTTTCTTAATCTCAAATTTAACAGCTTTTCTCAACTTACCATGAATTCTATCCCATCTAGGCTGTCCATTTTTGTAAAGAAACCAACTAGCGTACAATGAACTTCTATCATCATAACACCAGCACTTATATTTAGGATCCCAAGCAAATAAAGCTTCAAGGCTATATTTAGTTTGAGTATATACTATCTTGTCTATTTCTTCTACACTAAGAGGTTTCTCAAATTGCATTAATCTAAGACCTCTCAATCTTTTAATATCTTTAATACCATTAGGTTCCATTATAGGCTCCAGATTACCCATCTGAGCGTAAGCAAATAAATCCATATTATTATCCCCTCTCTATAAATAATTCATTTAACGGTTACAAATATATGATATACAACTCAAATATAGAATCATATCAAGAAAAACATAAGAATAACCACTATATCTTATATAGTGATGTATTGTCTGTAATAAAATATTATTATAGGAGGTGATATATGTACTCCATAGATACGTCTCAATATAGTAAAGTTCAACCGGGTGAATATGATAGCTTTTATGTACATTTAGAAACAAAGAATAAGTCATTTCTAGAGATGCATTATTATCTAAAACAGATAGGCATACATAATAATGCGTTCATGCTTAAGTTATATAATACTAATCTTATAGGAGTAGATCCATATGATCCTAATTTAACACCAGTTCAAAAAGCTGCAGTATTATATGAATGCACTATTAATTGTTGGTACTTTATAAGAGAGGTAGTAAGAATTCCAGTATCAGGTGCTAATAAATCCTTTAGTTTGCATAGAGGAAATTTAGCAATGATATATTTATATCTATTAAATATACACCAGATGGTAGAACTACCTAGACAGTTCTACAAAACGCACAGTGCATTAACATTAATACTATGGACTTATAACTTTGGTACTACTAACTCACAGACTCTGTTCTATCATAAAGATTTCAGCTCATCTAAGTCCCTGTTACGTGATTTAAAAGAAATAAGAGATATATTACCATCTTATTTACAGTTTTCATCTGGAGTAGGTAAAGATGGTAAACGATTAAAAGTTCCTGATACAGTACAAGCAATTCAAAATCCTTTTAATAATAATAAAATTTCTTGTATGGCTTCTGCTAGATCCAAAGAAGCAGCTGATAAAGCTGGTAGAGGTGCTACAGTAGCTGCTATATTGCTCGATGAGTTTTTCTTTGTTAAATATAATCAATATTTATGGGCAGCGTTAGCACCAGCACATTCTAAAGCTGCAGAAAATGCTGAATTATATGGTAAACCTCATTCTATTATTATTACTTCTACACCAGGTGATATGTCAACTGAAGAAGGATTATTTGGTTTTAATATGAGAAACCAAGCTACTCCTTGGAGTGAAAGATATTATGATTCACCAAGACAAGATATTTATAAGATAAGAGATAGTAATGTAAATTCACCATTCTTTTTAATCACTTTCTCATATCAACAATTAGGTGGTGGAGTAGAATACTTTAATAATATCTGTAGACTTATGCTTAGAGATTGGCCTAAGATCCGTAGGGAAGTATTACTTGAATGGTCTACTCTATTAGAGAACTCAGCATTCCAAAAAGAGCAGTTAGATAAAATTAAAGACCTTTGCCATGAACCTATACGTACTATATTCTTTGGTCAATATAATCAATATCAGATGCAAATATTTGAAGAGATAGATTTACGTAATCCTCCAATTATAGGTGTCGATGTATCTGGAGCTTTGTACAATGACTCTTCGGCTATTACTGTTATAGATTCTAAAACTACTAAAGTATGTGCTATAATGAATTGTAACTATATTCCTAGTGATGATTTAGCAGATGTAATATATACATTAGTAACAAAATACTTACCAAATAGTATTGTAAACTGCGAACGCAATGGAGACGTAAGTAAAGAATTTTTACGAAAAGTGGCTTAAATTCTTTATCTGAACCTCTGCTAGTAGAGTAATCTATTAGTATCAACAGGGTTAATTGCTTTGAAGAAGGTTTAAATCAAATTAGATACCTTTGTTTAGCAGCGAAACATTCTATGGAATGGACGTTCAACGATCATCTCTTGACGAGAGAAGTAGAACCTCAAGCTTATGGAGGAAGAAAAATCCTGGCCCTATTAAATTTTTATTTTCCTTTATCACTTTCTTATAAATTATAGGAGGTGATATTTATGAGTAATTTATTAGATACCAAAGTCATGTCTTTCAAATGGGATGGTGAAGTACATTTTCATCCAGATAAAAATGAACTAGAATACAAATTTCGAGGTTTTGGACAAGTTAAAAGAACTCATATGTTTATAAAGATTAACCCAGATACACGAGAAATTGAATATATACAAACATATGCTCCTGCAATTTGTGGTAACACTGTTCAATATCCGATAAATTTAAACTATGAAAATATAATGAAAGATTATGATAAAATGATTGAAACTTTTAATAGGGATGACAAATGATCTGATCATTTCCTGTAATGGGAATGTCTAGAATTGACTAGAGTCTATAGAGTTGCGTCTATAGATAAACATATTGGTTTCGGCGTTTCAGTATTACAACGTTTGTGTAAGACATCTATAAAAAAGAATCTATATTATGAAATAAAAGAGAAAGTTATCGAAGAATCATTTAATGGTGTAAGAGTTGATAGAAAAAAAGCTAAAGTTAAAGTGTATGGTTTAGATTCTACTAAAGAAATTAGAGCTAGATTAATTGAACTTTTACATGAAAGAGTTCAATATCATAAAGATAAATTTATAGCACCATTATTACATCATGAATTAGAAACTCTCGAAGTTGATTCTAAAGGAAAAACTCAAGCCATATATCCTAACCATGACGACCAGGTGTTCTCATATCTTATGGCATTATATGTATGGTATGATGGTAAAGATCTAGCAGAGAACTTTGGTATCATCAAAAATACTTTGAAAACTGATGAAGATATCGAAGAACTTGATGGAGACATTGAGAAAAATGAGAATGTAGAAAGAATTAAATTAGAGAAAATAGAAGATATAGATAACGAGAATGATACAGAAGATGATAAAAAATTAAAACAAATGTTTATCGATTCTGAACGTACTCGAACTGTTAGAACATTTGAAGAAGAACAATATGATTTAGAACAAGCTAGATTTGATCAGTTCTTAAGAATGAATAGAGATGCTAAAGCTGCATACGAAAAGAAATATAATATCCAATCTGTAGAGAATTCTATTACTGGTTTAGATTATATAAAACTACCAGATTCTCTATTTGGAAATGTGTGCTCAGATTATGATATAGACTATGAGCAAGAAGAATTAGAAAGAAGAAATGGTAACCTATTTTCATTATTTGATAAGCTATAAGATGATTAAGAAGTAGGAGAAAACTCCTACTTCTTTTTCTTCAGCATCTTCGACAAAATGACAAATCAAAGATCACATTTATATAAATATTATAGGATGTAAATATCTTTAAAGTGAATAATATACTATATTTTTGTATCTATTAACAATTTAGTTATTATGTAAACGAAAGGAAAAAGTTATGAAAGATTTAATTAGTTTAGTATTGGATTCTGTTTTAATGATATTTTCATTGGGAATATCAAAGTCAACTTGTTTGATTTTAGTTACTATTTTTACAGGTGTATTTTTATTATGCTTAGTTTTGTTTAATGTATCTATTGCTAAATATAATAGTATATGCAATACGGTAATTAATCTTGATTTTAAAGGAGATCTCAAGAAAGATCAGAAAATTAAATTTAGTAATCAAGCATATATACTTAATCTTAAGAGTATATTATCTTTTTATATCATGGCTGCTTCTTTTATCACTATCTGCTTATTAATAGTAACCTTTATATCAAAAATCCTGTAAGGAGAAAATAATGACAAATCGGGAATTTCTTGATTCTTTATCCAATGAACAATTTGCTAACTGGATATTTAATAAATATAAAGTTGTAGAGAAAGATCACGATTCGATATTAGGTGAAAGCATACATTATGAGGGGTTAAATTACACAACAATATCATATATAGATCCATATTTAGGATTTATACGTTGGCTTTATGAAGAAAGAAAAGGGGGTGAATAAAATGTCTGATGATCGTAATGTAGATAACGGTGAAATAAAATGTAAATCACCTTCATTGTCAGCATGTTTATTCGTAATTTTGTTATTGGTCTTGATAATGGGAATAACATCATTTCTTGTTGCTGAAGTTAAGATGCTAACTACACCATTAAATGGTACAGTTACAGAAAATGAAACTCACATAGTGGAATCTCAATATGTGAGTTTTGATATTGTAGAGGTAGGTGATACTTATAATATCTATGTAGACAGAGATACAGAAATTCTCTATATAGAACTTAAAGCAAATGGATATAGTTCAGCATTAACAGCTTTAATGAAAGCAGATGGGACTCCAAAGAAACTTTCAGACTATTAATATACGGCTAACATCTGTATAAATAATGGTTTAAGTCCTTAAATCTTGACGAAGGAGTGTACAGATATGAAAATATTAAGATCTGATTTTAATGAAGTCTCAGCAAAGATATATGATATCTTTAAAGATTATAAAGAAACTGGTTCGGTAGAAGATCATGATACTGGTGCTTTAGTAGATGTACTAAATAAAGTATTTACTGGAAAACAATGTGTTACGGTATTAGTCACAGATAACAATGATAACCTCCCATTTGGGATCAATGTTTCACCTACAATTACTAATGTAGATCTTATGACTATATTAGTTGACACTGAAGAGTTTGATCTGGATCGTTATACTGTAGAGATTGATAGCAAATTGATTAATGAAATTGATGATATTGATATGGTAGCAGCTTATTTGCTAGATACAATTGCTGGTGTATTAGATCCTAGTACTATTACTACACTTAGAGCTATAATTGATCTTACATTAAATGCTACTGGAACAACTATAAATATCAAACAGTCTGCTAATTATGCAGCTATTCTTATTTATGGTATTAAGAATTCCATTCGTAAGATTGTAAATTGTTCCGATAAGTATTTTATTGAGTCAGATGAGTTTGAACTCACAGATCTTTTAGATTCTGTTTCTATTAGGATAGCTTCTATATCATCTTGGAAAGAGATTGAAGCTTCTAATCCTAAGCTATCAGTATTAGCATGGGTTCTTTATGTATATACAGAATTAGATACAGCTTGGAAGGATGCTATTGATACTCTTACAACAGCAAGATCGCTCACAGGATCACAACTTGAGATTGTGGAAATTGATAAGTGTATTAAATCTCTTAGAAGAGCTAGTGCAGAATCGGTAAACGAATCTACAACACTATTACATGAGTTTAAAGGCTTAGGATTATTTAGAACCCTTAAACAAAATGGTCTTAGGGGTATCGAAGATGATCTGTATGAATATAAGATGAGAGTTAAGAATGTTCAAGAACAATCTGAAGCTGTATATATCATGAGATGTATTAACTCAAGACTTTCTATTCTTGAAGATTATCTTTATACAGAACCAAATCTTAAAGAATCTGATAGAGCTAGATGGCAGGGTGTTATAGATGCTTATAGAGCTCTTAGAGTAGAACTTAGTAAAAAGAGATTCTTAGATGCTGATAAAAATTTCAATGCTTTTTTAAACTTTGATTATTCGAAGCTTGATGCATTAGATCGAGAAGATAGTTCAGCTTTAGGATATTAATAATCAATCCCTCTAGGATTATGTCCTAGAGGGATTTAATTGCAATAAAGGAGGAGATATGAGGGATAAGGAAGAACTATTTAACAGTTTAAAATCTATTATGACCAAGAAGGAATTTGAACCTGTAGGTGACAAAATTCATAAATACTTAACCATATATGCAGGCAGCTTTCAGACTTTTTCATTTGTAACTAATCATGGTAGAGTAGAAAGTATAAAATTTTATACTAAAAAGTTATCTGACTCTTATATAGAATTGTCCTTTGACCAATATGGAGATGTAACATCAATACGTCAATTTGCTAATGGTAAGTTAACTACTGAAGAGTTAAACAAGACAATTGATGTAATCCATTTTTATAGAGCAATTATAGATGCAGCTAACCAAAATTGTTGAGTAGGGAAAAAGTACATTGAGTCAAACAAGATAATTGATTTAATCCATGATACGATAAACGAATCATGCCACATAACCAATTCAGACTATGTTATATGAATCAGCAATAGATAAATATATTCAAATAAAGAGAATGAATCAAGTTGTCAAACAATATCAATAGAACAAGAATGAGTTAGTGCGAAGTAATTTTCAGAATGCTCTAAGATGAATCATGAGAGTTAATATATTCATGAATTACGTTTGAATCAATGCTTAAATAATTTCAGAGAGTGCTAAATGAATCAATGCTTAAATAATTTCATAAAGGGCCAAATGAATCAATGTGAAAACAATTTCATCAATGGTAAATGAATTATAATAAGTCTAACTTTTCATGGAAAAGATATGAGTCATGATGATGAAAATTTTCAGAGAATAATAAGCAAATCAATATTATAAAAGAAAAGAAATAGAGTTTTCTATTTCTTTTCTTTTTTGTTCTCTCACATTTATATAATTAATAAGGAGGATAATCCTATGAATATAAGTGTAAATGGACAAGAATATTCAGAATATCTTCAGGAGCAAGAAGAGTTATTGACTGAGTTTAATATTATAGAAGGACTTAAAAACTTTATTAATTCTAAACTTCCTGCAGATATATCTTATTTTGATACTAGAGTATTAGATGAAATGTTTAGAGAGATTGAGAAAAATAATGGTCAATCAGAAGATTATGCTTATGCTTTATCTTCTATTGTTACTAATATAGGTAATGCTGCTAGACAACCTTCATCTTTAGAGAAATGCTATAAGAAGAATATTAGATACAGAAAACAGATTCTTACATATTTCCAAAAATATAAAAATAAATTATCTCCTGTGGGAAAAGCTAAATTAAGACATTCAGTAGAATCTCAGTTTAAGCATTTCGAAATCAATCCTATAAAAATGGCTTTGAATGGAATAGCTTATAATGGTACACCGTTAACTAGAATACCTACAAGAGTACTTAAACTCTCTCCTACTTCTTTAGCTGGAAGTACTGTAAATAGTTTGGTGGATCTTTACACTAGCTGGTTGGCTGTTAAGTATTATGATCTATTAGAAGCTGTTAGAGTATATAAAAAAGCTATGGAATCTGAGTATGATATCGATGATCCTAAATCTGTTTATATTACAGCAGCGTTAAAGAAAGAAGCAAACTACTTCTACGATACCGCTTTTATGGTACTTCAGGACATGTTAAAATTGTATGATCAATTATAAGCATTAAGAGGTAGGTTTCTACCTCTTAATTTTATTTTGAGTTGTATATTATATTTTAGTATTATGGATCTTTATAAATTTATTGTTAGGACCACATAATTATAACAATATCAGAAGGAGGAACATATATAAATGGGGATAGCGCAAGATTTCTTTAATAACTTAGAATTCAATGGATATAATCTTGGAACAGAATTCTCAATGCCAATATACGAGGAATTGGATGATATATTATCTAATGTAGAACTTGAAGATAAAAGAAACAATTGGACTTCATATTCATTCAATGGATTTAATGTACCTAGAGTAACACATATTATCGGTGATACTATAAACAAAGAGTATCTTACTAAGTGGGCTGCCAAGTTGGGCGATAATTACAATAAAGAAATGAGTACCATATTAGATACTGGTTCTTTAACTCATGCTATGATAGAAGATTTTATTAATTATGGAAAGATTTTACCAGAATATGTAGGATTTGATTTTGCAGATCAATTACAAGCTATGAAGGCTTACCATAATTTTAAGAATTTTTGGGCTGATATGAAGAATAAAGGATATGTGATAGAACCTATAGCTACAGAAACCCCATTTAGTACTCCTTGGTATGGTGGAACAATAGACTTTATAGCTAGAATTACATCTCCTACTGGAGAAAGCAAGCTGTTTATATTAGATTTCAAGACCTCTAAAAAGATTAGTTATACATATTTCTTACAACTTATTATGTATGCTAATGCTTATACCTTCTTGAGAGAAAATGCACACCTTATACAGAAACCTATGTTTGAAACAGACTACGGCCCTATTAATGGAATAGGAGTTATTAGAATTGATAAAGAAAAAGACAAGTATGAATATGTATTAGCAGATTTGTTTGTGGACATAGAATTCATTTCTCATTTGCAAGATGCTGCTAGTGGCATGATCTACTGGTATTATAATATGAATAATATAGATACCCAATATAGAATATTTAGAAATAATTATTTAGAAAGAGGTGGTATCAGTGGGATATATAGATGAAGTAATGTCTATAAGTAATGAGATAAACTATGCTAAAAATTATAACAACAAAGGTCTACATAAGATCATTAATAGTATAGTTTATAAAATCAATGTAAAGAAACTTAGAAAAAGTATTGATAGAATTAGAGAAGATGAACTTAGTACTAAGTTGGTATCTGAGTATGCAGATTACTTTTTAGATAAATTTTTTAATTCTAAAAATCATCATATTAAACAGATTCTGAAAGGTCAATATGATGGAGCTGGTTCTATAACTTTTGAGTTAGATATGCCAGATCATTTCTTAGGAATGATTACTATCACTTTTATTAATGAAGAATCTACATTAGCTAATTATGTATATACGATATTTGGTCCTAATAGCTCACTTCATCTTACAGTTACAGAAGACCATGTAAAGAATATATTGATTGGCGAAGAAATGTCTATTACGAATATTGGTAAATCTGGTAATGATAAAATTAACCAGCTTAAGTATATATACGTAACTACAATTACTAAAGATATAAAAGAGTTCTTAAATTCAAACATAGGGATTAAGGAGATAGTAAATGGAAACTAACTATGCTGATAACAATCCACTTATAGGTTTATTTGAAACATTCTATGATCAAATCAGATCTCATAAGAGTTATCTGGATGATTTATCTAAGCAGATTGAAGAAGATAATGAAGAAAAAATAATAAAATCTAAAAAGAAAAAAAGATTCTTTAAATGGTTCAAGAAAGAAGAAATTAAAACATATGAGCTTCCGTATGATTTTGTAGCATCATATAATGAAATTAAAAATTATTTAAATGATATACTATCAAATCCAGCACAGGATTTCTGGACACTTTGGAGAATCTGTCAGTTTATTAGATGGGCTGAAAAAGTTGTTTTGTATAAGAATGAATTAGATCCAGATTACTATAAATCTATATTTGTAGATTCTGCTATAAATGCAGACGAAAGGGAATTTGTATTCGATATTGTTCAAGGAGCTAGAGTATATATTAAAATGGAGCTTGTTCAGAAACCCTACATTAAGATAACAGAGTCTGCTTACAATGAGGTCTTAACTATTATGGTACAGAGATCTTTTGGAAAAAAGATGGAAAACAAGTTTGTAGTTATCAATGGTGAGTCTGATATAGTAGACGATGGAGATTTGTATCTTATTAATCAGATTAACAAACACCTTAACTACGTTATAAGAAATACTGTTAAAACTATCTGTTATGATATGCTCCATGATATAGATTTGAATTTATATGATAAAGAGTTGTTTACTAATGCTCTTGAAGAATTTAGTTATGGATACTATGGTTATATTAATAGATAAAAGAAAGGAAACAAAGAAATGGCAGTTATAGAATTAACCAGTAGTGCAATGAAGAGACATTTAGACCACAGTGAGAGTATGTGCTTTCAGAAAGCTATTCACCCTGGAATTAATAAGGATTTTAGAAGAGAATATGCAAATCTATACCCAGATAATATTAAGCATTTTGAGTTAATGGAGAAGATTAAATGAGTAGAGGACTCTTTATATCTGTTCATATAGCAGATACACATTTTTCAGCGTTCAATCCGAAAGAACAATATGAAATATTAAAACTACAATTCCTCGATAAAATCTATATGATGCCACATATTGATCTTATTTCTGTTAATGGAGATCTATTTGACCACAAGTTAATGGGAAATTCAGACGGTATTTATTTTGCCAGTATGTTTGTGCACAATCTAGTTCAAATTGCACGAGAGAAAAAATGTACTCTGTTATTGCTTCATGGAACATATTCTCACGATGCAGATCAGCTTAAGTTGTTCTATCATTATATGGAAGACAAAACTGTGGATGTAAGAGTAGTAACACAGATACAGTTTGAGCAGATTGGTAATATGAGATTATTATGTATACCAGAGTTATATGGTATAGATGAGTCTGTATATGATTTAGCTTTACACCATTCTGGCTGGTACGACGAATGTATCATGCATGGAACTTTTAAAGGTGCTGTGTATGGTGATACTGTAGGTAATGGTAGACTATTTACTCTTAATGACTTTGATATGTGTAGTGGGTTTATTATAGGTGGACATGTACACAAGCCAGGTTGTTTTGATAAGTATTTCTACTATTGTGGTTGTCCATATAGGTGGAAATTTGGGGAAGAAGAAGATAAAGGATATCTAATAGCAGTCCATGACCTAGATACTAATTATCATGAGATATATTTTGATAAGATATATTCTAGTACTTATATAACTATAGATATCAAAGATATCATTTCAAATGATCCTCAGCAAGTAATAGCTTATATAGATAAACTAAAGAAAGACAAAGGTATAGATTTTCTAAAGATAAAGTTTAGATGTCCTATAGAAGGATCTAATAAAGTAGTTATTAATAACTATTATAGGAATTCTAGAACTACATTTGTAGAATTTATGTCTGTAATGGAAGAACAGAAAGCTTTAAGTGAGTCTAAGATAGAATCAGACGAAGAATATAATTTCATATTAGATGATAAATTATCTGACTTTGAGAAGTTTGTGATGTATGTAAATCTACAAGAGGGATCTGACTTTATAACAGTAGATAGACTAAAAGAAATATTATCGGAGGAAATATAAAATGAAATCAAAAATAGTAATCATATTAATATCAATGATATTCTTACATATTGTAGATGATTATTATTTCCAAGGTGTATTAGCTAAAATGAAACAACGACAATGGTGGAAGGATAATATACCAGATGATAAATTTCAAAAATATAAGTATGATTATATAGTAGCTCTTATAGAACATGCTTTTTCTTGGAGTTTTATGATACACTTTCCTTGGATTGTCTATTCATTGTTAGGTAATCTAAACCAGATTATAATATTAATATCTATAGTCGTCAATACTATTATTCATGCTATTATAGATAATGAAAAGGCTAATAAATATAGTATAAATCTTGTGATAGATCAATCATTTCACTTATTACAGATTCTTATTAGCTGCTTTATCTTATTCGGTTTTTCTAAATAAGAAGATATTTTCGGAGGAAATATAAGAATGGTTCCATTTACATTTGAAGATTCTAAATCAGAAATATTGATTAATGAATTTATGAAAGGAAGAGATTTTCATGAAGTAATGGATATGCTTCCTGTATATGAAGGAGAGGATATAGCTCAAGAATATCTTGATACTATTAATGAGTTCTTAGAGAACCCTATTGAATCTCCTACTGAATTTGTTTCAGAATTAAGAAATGGGTTTGAATATCTATATGGTAAGATGCCTGAAGATATTACAGTAGCTGACTTGGTAGGGTTAACAAGAGATGATATTACTGAGAGAGCTGAAGCATTAGTAGATGATGAGGAGGAGTTAGTAGATGAATAAGGGTGAATGTAAACTCATATTAAATTTCAATCTCTCTGATGAAGAATTAGAAGAGAAAGTTAGAATAGCTGTAGATGATTATATTCAGAAAGTT